ATGCTGGAACAAATGGGCATTGCCGCGAAGCAAGCCTCGTATAAATTAGCGCAACTCTCCAGCCGCGAAAAAAATCGTGTGCTGGAAAAAATCGCCGATGAACTGGAAGCACAAAGCGAAAGTATCCTCAACGCTAACGCGCAGGATGTTGCAGACGCGCGTGCCAATGGCCTTAGCGAAGCGATGCTTGACCGTCTGGCACTGACGCCCGCACGGCTGAAAGGCATTGCCGACGATGTGCGCCAGGTGTGCAATCTCGCCGATCCGGTGGGGCAGGTAATCGATGGCGGCGTACTGGACAGCGGCCTGCGTCTGGAGCGCCGTCGCGTGCCGCTGGGGGTGATTGGCGTGATTTATGAAGCGCGCCCGAACGTGACGGTTGATGTTGCTTCCCTGTGCCTGAAAACCGGTAACGCGGTGATCCTGCGCGGCGGCAAAGAAACCTGTCGCACTAACGCTGCAACGGTAGCGGTGATTCAGGACGCCCTGAAATCCTGCGGCTTACCGGCGGGTGCCGTGCAGGCAATTGATAATCCTGACCGTGCGCTGGTCAGTGAAATGCTGCGTATGGATAAATACATCGACATGCTGATCCCGCGCGGTGGGGCTGGTTTGCATAAACTGTGCCGCGAGCAGTCGACAATCCCGGTGATCACAGGCGGTATAGGCGTATGCCATATTTACGTTGATGAAAGCGCAGAGATCGCTGAAGTATTAAAAGTGATCGTCAACGCGAAAACTCAGCGACCAAGCACATGTAATACGGTAGAAACCTTGCTGGTAAATAAAAACATCGCCGATAGCTTCCTGCCCGCATTAAGCAAGCAAATGGCGGAAAGCGGCGTGACGTTACACGCAGATGCTGCTGCGCTGGCGCAGTTGCAGACAGGCCCCGCGAAGGTGGTGGCGGTTAAAGCCGAAGAGTATGACGATGAGTTTCTGTCATTAGATTTGAACGTCAAAATCGTTAGCGATCTTGACGATGCCATCGCCCATATTCGTGAACACGGCACGCAACACTCCGATGCGATCCTGACCCGCGATATGCGCAACGCCCAGCGTTTTGTTAACGAAGTGGATTCCTCCGCTGTTTACGTTAACGCCTCTACGCGTTTTACCGACGGCGGCCAGTTTGGACTGGGGGCGGAAGTTGCGGTAAGCACACAAAAACTCCACGCGCGCGGCCCAATGGGGCTGGAAGCACTGACCACTTATAAGTGGATCGGCATTGGTGATTACACCATTCGTGCGTAAATAAAACCGGGTGATGCAAAAGTAGCCATTTGATTCACAAGGCCATTGACGCATCGCCCGGTTAGTTTTAACCTTGTCCACCGTGATTCACGTTCGTGAACATGTCCTTTCAGGGCCGATATAGCTCAGTTGGTAGAGCAGCGCATTCGTAATGCGAAGGTCGTAGGTTCGACTCCTATTATCGGCACCATTTAAATCAATAAGTTACCGCACATTTAAGTAAACCACGTTCTCCTCTTGTGCCGTATTTGTGCCATTGCGACTTATAATCGCATCGATTTTGCTCGCGTGCTCGGTGAGATGCCCGGCTGAAAGGTGAGCGTATCTTTGAACCATTTCGAGAGTTTCCCATCCCCCCATCTCTTTAAGTGCAAGAAGAGAGACTCCGGACTGAACCAGCCAGCTTGCCCAGGTGTGTCTCAGGTCATGGAATCGGAAGTTGCTAATGCCTGCCCGCTTTAACGCTCCCTTCCATGCTTTGTTGCTATCGGTTCTCATCTTCCTTACCGCAGCTGTTTTTGTTCCGTCGCTTCGGTAGGCAGGTTTGGTGTGGACAAATACCCATCTCTTATGGAGCCCCTGCTGTTTTCTTAATATCTGGCATGCGGTTTCGTTAAGAGGAACTCCGATCGCATTGCCAGCTTTTGTTTCATCAGGGTGCATCCATGCCATTTTCTTATCCAGATCGACCTGTGACCACTCAAGGTCTGTAACGTTGGAACGGCGAAGGCCTGTCGTGATTGCAAACATGACCACAGGGAAGAAATGAGGAGCAATTTCTGCAAACAGGCGCTTCGATTCCTCCTCTGTAAGCCATCTGATTCGTCCATTCTTAACGCGTGGTGTTGATATTTTGGGTGCCCTGTCAAGCCATCCCCATTCAACAGCCATATTGAGAATAGCACGAAGTATTGCCAGATGCCGCGTCTTCGTTCCTTTGCTTGCCAGCTTTGGTTTATACTCCGGCACTGGCTTGCCAAGCCGCAAACACCTGTCCCGGCTCATTTCCCAGTTCAGGCGATGGCGGCGGTTTTCCATCCCGTCTACCGCCTCCATTATTTTTTCTGTTGTTATGTCAGAGAGAATGGTTTCTCTGAAGTGCAACATCCAGAACGATATAATGCTCTTGTCATCATCAATGGACTTCTTATCCGCTTTCTCACGCAGCCACCGTATGCAGGCTTCCTTGAATAGCTTTTTCGGTGATTCCCCGAGATTTTTTACTCTCCACGCTTCTGCTTTCAGACGATCGTGAAGTTCTTGCGCTTGCCTTTTGTCCGATGTTTCAAGAGAGCGTCTAACTCTTGATCCATCTGGCGCGACGAAATCGCAGTGCCACGTGCCACCGCGTAGTTTGATTGACATGCTTTAACCTCCTGCACATCAACCGCATTCACCGCGCTATTGTGTCTCACAGACTTAAGCGCCGCAATGCAGTCTGACTTGCAAATGCGATATGGGCTTTTAGGTTTATCTGGATTTATCTTTGCGGCCTGAAGTCGTCCACTTCGTATCCACTGCGTGATAGTTCCTTTGTCTACCTTCAGATACGACGCTGCCTCTTCACGAGTGAAGATTTCTTCTTCCACCTGGAGTCTCCATTTATTGAGTTGGTATTATTGCGGTAGGTCTGGATATCTTGAGAAATGAACAGTCCTCATCGAGTGTGAGACTGTGGTTAGTCCTTGCGTAGTTCGCTAATTCTTCTGTAAGTCTCTGGTGCTTTGTTTCCGTGTATCTTCATTTCAGACTTCAACAGAGCAACAAGGGAATTCCATTCGTTGAGGATTCCTTTGAATGCCGGAACGCGCTTTGCAACCTTGTCGAATGAATCTCTGATTTCTGGAATCTGCTCAACAAGTGCAACGCATCGTCGGAAATCGGCTGCGTCATGTGGAGCGCCGAAGTGATGACCATAGATATTCTTTTTCAGTCCACATGCGATTGAGGCAAGAGTTGCGCTACTGATGCCGACATCGCCAGTCGATTGCCATTTCAAAACCTTCATAGCCAAATCTGACATTTCTTGTCTCCAATAAAAAAACCGCCATCAGGCGGCTTGGTGTTCTTTCAGTTCTTCAATTCGAATATTGGTTACGTCTGCATGTGCTATCTGCGCCCATATCATCCAGTGGTCATAGCAGTCGTTGATGTTCTCTGCTTCGATAACTCTGTTAAATGGCTCTCCATTCCATTCACCTGTGACTCGGAAGTGCATTTATCATCTCCATAAAACAAAACTCGCCGTAGCGAGTTCAGATAAAAGAAAACCCGCACTCGGCGGGTTCGCATTCGTTCAAATTGCGTTTACTTCTTGGCGTTCTGCTCATCCATATCGATATACCATGGGTTGCTTCCCTTGGGCATGTTTAACGACTGCTCGCGATAGTATCTGATGCGCTCCATGAAATATTCGCGTGAGTGCTCAGGTTGCTATCATGATACCTGCTCAGTGATAACAGGTATGTTAAGGCGCTCTCTGTACTCCATGCCTGATGCTGCAAGGTCAACGTTTACCTTGTTCTGTTTTTCTTTCGATTTCTCGGCGATGTTATGCCTGACATTGTCAACCCGCCTCCTTCTGAACATAACGGTTATAAATCAGTCCCTGAGGGCCATAAGGAAGCGGGATGTGCAACTCCTCTGGTTCAGAAACTATCCATTCCCCGGCCATCTCGGCTGGAGAGGTAATGATAAGTTGTTTGCTAATAAAAGGACCACTCCTCTCAACAACAAGCTTACCATCTTCATTAATAAAAGCTTGGATGTCAGGTGTGCTTCCACACTTGGTGATGCAGCGTTTGAACATTTTGTGTCCCCCCATTTTATGTACGGGGTAATTATAACACATTGAAATATAGTAATATTTGACGTAGATTTCTTTTGATCTATAAGCGATTTTTTAATGCTTTTAAGTTATAAATACTTGTTTTCATCACCCATCTTGCTGCGGTGCTACTATTGAAAAGTACTCACACCCTTTAGCCCAAATAGTTTTGATAGTTGTCCAACTGACTGGAACCTTGATTTCGATTCTCCCGCTGCCGTCACAAGTTTCGCAATCATCATCACCAAAGCATTCCGGGCAGCTTATAAACGTAGTTTCTGAAAATTCACCGGATAGCACACCCTTAGCGCCGTTCTCAGCGGTTAGTTTCTTCGGCACTATAACCCAACCATCCGGAGTTACCGGAGAGTTGCCATTTATATCGAAGTTTGGCTCTGCGTCCTGAACCAGGAGGATGTAACCATTCTTGGCAGTATCAAGTTCTAACGCCTCGGTGACGGTGCCGAAATAGCGATTACCTAAATCAGCATCACAAGTGCTTACATCAATGGAAACTTCCATGCCTTCGATTAATTCTGCCAAGTTGTAAGCTTGGCTTACAGGTTCGGCTTCCAGTTCTGCTATGCGCTTATTTGCTGCTTCCAGCTCATCCAGCAGCGCCAAGACGGTAGCAGGATTGGCTGCGGCGATGAATTCAGCATTGGCCTGCTGTTCCATTTGGAAATCTTCATCGAAACCGCTTTCAGGATGCGCTCCTTCAATTCTGCAAATGGGAATATATCCAACAACGTCACGATGAATTAGCGCATCATCACAATCAGATCGGCTCTCTCCATATTCGAGCGACCACACACCACACGTTGCTTTCTCTGCCTTTTCACGCAGTGCCTGATAGTCAATCTTGCTCACTGGTTGCCTCCTGCTTTTCTGCCTTCAACACCATGCGAGAACCATCATCCAGCTCCCACGCGATCTCACCACCTTCAGCCATGACCAGTCGCCACACCAATTGAGCAGCCTCATTGGTAACATCACGACCTGGATCATTGCCAACGCGCATACGTCCACCTTCAACATCGCGCATTTTTGCCAGCATGATAGTTTTTGATAGCGGTGAAAAACCAAGCTGTAGTCGTGCTGAATTACTCACTGGTTGCCTCCTTTACGCCACATCGCATTCAGATATTTGTTTTGATTCACTGATGGAAAAGAATTTCTCTTAAGCAATTCCTCTCTCGATGGCATTGGCTTTACGCGTTGGCGAATAATCATTTCTGCCGGAAGAATGCCTGGATTGTATGCAAGTCCTCTCATGATTTACTCTCCACTAACTGGTCAATAGCCATGCTAAGTGACATACCTAAAGTTTCGATATGCTGCTGAATATCCTGTAGCGTCTGCGCCTGAGATAACAGGATTTCACGGTTGCATAACTCTTTAACCAGATGCTCAAACTTGCTGTAATAACCGATACGGCTTAGTGTTTCTTTCCCTGCATTCTCGCCTTCTTTGATAATTCCTCTTTCGCTAAGAATCAGATCGTGTTTTGTTCCGGTAATAACGTATTTTCCGAGGTCGATGTTTAGCTTCATTGTTTTCATTGTTAATTCCTCAGTCATTACTGATAGCGCCATAGCGTGAGCGGTAATTACGCAGGCGCGGGTCGATATATTCAGGGAAGTGGGTATATGTGGCTTTGCGGAATGGTCGGATTGATGTCTGGTAAATTCGCTCGCGTTCTTCTTTCTCTGCAAGCCATATACAGTGGCGAAATTCCTTTTCCTCTTTCGTTTCCTGCGGTAGAGACATTATCCGGTCGTAGTTTTTTCTGAATTTATCCAGCACCTCCGATACGGAATTGCCGGAACATCGGCGTGGGTCATCCTCACCATACAGAGGCGCTGGCATAATGGAATCCTTATTTTTCTATATCAGAATGGGATGGAATCGTCGTATACAGGAGTGTTCTGCTGGTTACTACTTTGCTGCTGCGGGCCATTTCCTGAAGCTGTAAATCCAATCTTTGCATTCAGTAATTCAAGAGTAATTGATTGACCATTTTGCCCCTGATAAACATCAACCCTGATGTTTTCTCCGGTAATTTCCACAATGCCACCTTCAACAAGAACGCTACGGTGGTAATCCGCTTGCGCTCCTGGCTTGGCAAATACAACGGCGCTGTAGTTTGTCCATTCTTTCTTTTTTGTCTGGCGATCGTAATACTGAACGCCAGCACGGATGTTGAATCCGATATTTTCCCCGGCCTGAAACTCTCTTGCGGGCTTGTTTAGTCTTACAGTAATCGAATGTGCCATTAAGCAGCAGCTCCTTCTAATTCGTCTCGTCTGATGTTGTAAACGTCCTGCGCTTTGTGCTGCTCCGGTGTGCCTTCGAGCATCTTCCACGCTTTGGCGAACGCCTGTTTAAGCTCTTCCACGGTGTTTTTCTGCAATGCTGCGTCAGTGAATGCTTTTAGAACCTGTTCAGGTGTAGGTGATAGTTTTGATTGCTTTGCTGCTGCGTTCTGCTGATGTTTATGCTCGTCGGTATCTGCATCTTTCGCATCATCAATGCCGAACAAACCATTGAGGCAATACTTGCGTGCATAAGAGCTTGTAGCTCCCGTAACTTGTGCAGAATCCATTCCTTTCTTGCTTTCTTCCTCTCGTGCAAGGGCGGTTGCCGTATGACTGTTTTCGCCATCGGTAATAGTTGCCGTGGCTTTCACGTAATACCGATCACCAATCAACACAACTTCATCGCTGATTGATAAAAACAGGCCATTCAGTAACGGCTTAACGCCTTCAAGAATGTCTTCGCAGCTTCTGTATTTATATTTACCGAATGAGTTGTACTGATTCTTTGGCGCGTTCAGATTCTCCTGAATAGCTGCCAGTCTTGCGTAAAATTCTTTGCTCATATGATTGTTCTCAGAATGGACACGGCCCAAGGAAATAACGCTGATTTAATACTTCGACTCGGGACAAGTTAAGGCATACCCGCATTCCTTCGCGGTCGCCATTATGTCGATACCAGAGAGCTTTCTGCGTGTACATGCGCCTCTGTAACTTGCTCTCCTTCACTGTGGTTGCAAGTGACATGAATATCTCCTTCGTTACCGATTAATTCTTTCATCTGACGAATGAATTCTTCGTCTGACCAGTTATCTGTAAAACTCATTTCCTGCGATACCATGGAAGGTTGATAGCTAATTTCATCTCTTTATTTGCTTCAAGCCACATTTTGGAATCACCAATAAATCTGGCTATTACTGCTTTGTTTTGTGCAGCACGAAGTATCTGGTGATTGATGGCTATTTCATTGCGCATAATAAGACCTCAACTCTTTTCCATCCGTCACGTAATTTACGGGTGATTCGTTCAAGTAAAGATTCATTTAGTTGGAAGGCACCCATGCGAGCGCCTCCCGCGATTGCGTAAATCATGGGTGGTTCCTTATGTTGGTTTTATTAGTAGGTTATTTTTGTTGCGAATACTTCGCCTTTTACGATGGCTGTTATGATATTTTTAGCAACATCTTCTGATGCACCAACCTTGATAAGGTCAGCAAGTATTTTGTTATTTACTTCTTTCCGGTGAGCTTTATCCTTTGCTCTACGCTCTTCTTCTTCCTTGATTCTTTTTTCTTCTGCTATTCTGGCTTGCTCTTTTGCTTCAGCCTCGCGACGGATTCGTTCAGCCTCCTCCTGTGCTTTTCTGCGTTCTGCTTCAATTGCTGCCTGCTTTTCTCTTTCAGCTCGTTCTGCTGCCTCTTTTGCTTCGCGCTGTGCTCGTTGCTCGGCTTCAATGCGTTCACGCTCTGCACGTTCCGCTGCGGCCTTAGCTTCTGCTTCTCGCCTTGCTGCTGCTTCAATTTCGGCTTTTGCCTTTGCTTCGGCTTCAGCTCTGGCTTTCTCTTCAGCTTCTCTTTTTAAGCGTTCTTCATGCTCTCGCTTTTCCTGCTCCGCTTTGAGTCTTGCCTCTTCTCTTTGGCGGTCAAATTCGCGATCCATCAAAATCGCTATTTCATGGTCAGACTCAATTTGCTTTGCGAGAGCTTCAGCTGCTGCCTTAGCTTCTTCTTCGGCTTTAATCCGCGCCTGTTCTTCCTCATAATCAGTAAGAGGCTGGCGTGCCTTGGCTTTCAGTTCATCAAGGCGATCGCGCACTGTCTTGCGGTTGGCATCAATTAGCTTTGGAATTTCCTTCAGTTCAGCAACAAGGTCTTTTCCAAGACCATCGAGATATGTTTTCGTCTGCGCAACTTTATACGCCAGAGAAGCGATCTCCTTTCTGCCCTTTGCCGTTGTGATATCAGGCACAAAGGACATAACTTCACGTTCAACCTTTTGAAGGATTTCTTCAATCTGGTCGGCAGACTGAAATACAGTCATTGCATTTGCTTTTTCAATAACAACTAAATCTGTTACTTCACTCATATATCCTCCATCAAAAAAATTGCCCTCACATCGGAGGGCAAAGAAGATTTCCAATAATCAGAACAAGTCGGCTCCTGTTTAGTTAAGAGCGACATTGCTCCGTGTATTCACTCGTTGGAATGAATACACAGTGCTTATTCGTCATGCATTTCAGGTAATTCTTCGTATTCGACTCCCCATACGTTTTTACACCAACTAACTCGCTCATATCTTTTACAAAAATCAGACCACATAACTTGTGTTCCATCATGGTTTGTTATTATTTCTGTAATATCACCAACACTAACAAAACTGGTATTAGAAGCAGTTATTTTTACTTTCATTACTTATCTCCAAGAGCTTTTCTGATTGCTGCAAGACCTTTATTAACAGCTCCATACCATTCTGGATATGTTGTCGTTGTTCTATTTTTGGTTTGCTTAAGTAGTAACTGAAGTGCTTCGAGAAGGTCAGGCGCTGCCGCTATTAGATTGGCATCTTCAATGCATTGAACTTCCTCACAGATTGCAATATACGAACGCCAGCCTGTGCCATTTTCAAGAGAGTCTGCCTGGATGATTTTAATCTCATCGCCATCCATCATTATTTCCCACTTACCTTCAGTACCTTTAAATTCCATGTTAGCCTCTGTTGTTTGTGCCAAAAATAAAGGCCACCATCAGGCAGCCTTGTTGTAAATGTTGCAGGTATCAAGTAAGTAATTAGATGGAGCGCCATAAATTATGAATTCATCGTTTGTCGGGTCCATCTCCATCTCTTGGCCTATTGCCATTCTTGCGTCAGTGTCATCAGAGGCGAAGCATAAAACAGCCCACGCACCCATTGTTTTAAAAAGAACTGCAATTGGCTGTGGTTTTACTGAATTTGCGTTAGCGCGAAAATCACAAATCGCACTTTCATGAAACTCCATATATCACCTCAAATAAGTGGTTTGCTGCGAAAGTAAATACGCTTAAGTTACCTGTTATTTATCCCACCAAGTTCCGTATCTATCTATCCAGTTACACCAATCATCGACACTCCATTTTGTTGTGTCGCATTTTGGCAACTGGCATGAATATCTACCTTCTTTGTAAAGTCGGCGTTTGACTTTCTTGAGCATGGCTCACCTCAATCGTAATAAGTTGGAATTGATTTTCCGCGTTGCTTCTGGCGGCCTGAGCAAGTCACACCCATTTCACTGCGTGGCTTGCGGTAGTAAATTAGATTTGTTCAGACAATAAAAAACCCACCGAAGTGGGCTATGACCATTTTTTATTTGGATTTCGTTGGTGAGCGTGATTAACAACTCTGTGCATTACATCCTCATATTTTTCATCTTCAATTTTTTCGACATCGCGAGGAAATGGTGTTGCTAATGCTTTGTCAACTTTATCCATTGGGTCTTCATTAATCTTATATTCAGGACCGTCATCTATAGCATTAAATCCAGGTGTTACACCGTTTTTTAATGCATATGCTATCCTCTTTTCCCATCTCGCTATTCTCCTCCTGTCTCGAGATGTAAGACCTCTATCAGATACTTTTCTGTTTTGTCCGCGGTCAGGATTAACATAAATAGTCTTTTTCACCATAAGCATACTCAATAAGCACCGTACGGTAGTTTACTGTACAATTTTATTTTTTGGACTGCATGTATTTTGTTTCCTAATGGGTTTGAATCTTTGTAATAAATACTTCTATTTTTTCGAACGACTTCTTCTTTCTTCTTGCAGCAAAGGATTCCTAGTGATGCTGCTTTGTCTGCTTTGACGCAACCAGAGAGCTTTAGCGCAATTTTTCGCGCCAGTGCTTCATTACTGCGTCGCTCGGCAATAAGTTCTGCTCTGCGAGCTTTGTAGCGGCTTTTTGCCGTACCTTTGGATTCTTTCCAGACAATGGTTACCATGATGGTCTCCTTTAAGTGGCTTTGGCGCATGACGCGTCGAGGTGCTTATCTTCTCGATCGCTGTCTTGCAGCTGCAATTCGCGCCATCCCCAAAACCACTCAAGTTCTGGTCTCAACGGTTAGGTTGAGAGTCCGTCGATGTTAAAGAGCCTGCCAATCTGTTCCGTTTGGCTTCCAGCGTCCTGCTGATGGCTTAAATTTAAGACTTCTTAATTTATTGGTCAAGTGCATTTTTGAAGAAAACTTAATTCTATGGGCGTGAATTTAGTTTGTCTTTGATTTTTAACGGGAAATAAAAAAGGGGCGAAAGCCCCTTAAGGAAGGTTTGCTAGCTTGGCATCAACGACAACGCCAATGATTTTACAGTTCCCATTGATTTCAATCATTGGGTATTGTGGATTGAGTGGTTTCAGGAATTTTCTACCGGCATCAATAACTAACTTTTTGAATGTCGCCTCGTTTTCTCCTTCAAGTTTGGCGACTACCAGCTTTCCATTACGTGGTTCGACTTCTGGGTCGACGAGAATAATCATCCCCTCAGGAATACTCAGTCCTGCCGGGGCAGTCATTGAATCGCCTTTAACGTCGAGCCAAAAAGAGTCTTCAGAACAATCTACCGTTGTGTCGTACCAGTTATCTATTGCACGCCTATGATATGGCTCTACAGCTTCCATCCAACATCCTGCGCTTACCCAACTAATTAGAGGATACGAACCTCTTGGATCATGCCTGCTGTGATAGGCAATGTTTGAAAGACTATCCTCTCCTTTCAACAGGTAATCAGGGGAGCACTGCAAAGCCTTGGCTAAGGCCAATAGGTTTTCGCCATTGGGCTCAGTTTCAGATCGCTCCCATTGGGAAATAGCAACATTAGACACGCCAACCATCTTGCCAAGGGCAGCCTGCCTAATCTTGAGTTCTTTTCTGCGAGCGCGAATACGCTCACCCATCAGTTGTGTATTCATAGTTAAGACATCTTAAATAAACTTGACTTAAGATTCCTTTGGTGGATAATTTAAGTGTTCTTTAATTTCGGAGCGAGTCTATGTACAAAAAAGATGTTATTGACCACTTCGGAACCCAGCGTGCTGTTGCTAAAGCACTAGGCATTAGCGATGCAGCAGTCTCTCAGTGGAAAGAAGTTATCCCAGAGAAAGACGCCTATCGATTGGAAATCGTTACAGCTGGCGCCCTGAAGTATCAAGAAAGTGCTTACCGCCAAGCGGCATAAGCAAATTGCTCTTTAACAGTTCTGGCCTTTCACCTCTAACCGGGTGAGCAAACATCAGCGGCAAATCCATTGGGTGTGCCGCTATAACTCAATATCAATATAGGAAAATTAACAAATGGCACAAGCAAGCTACAGCAAGCCAACCCAGCGAGAAATTGATCGCGCTGAAACTGATTTACTCATCAACCTGTCAACGCTTACCCAGCGCGGTCTGGCAAAGATGATTGGCTGTCATGAATCGAAGATAAGCAGAACGGACTGGAGATTTATTGCTTCGGTCTTGTGTGCTTTCGGAATGGCATCAGACATCAGTCCGATTAGCAGGGCTTTTAAGTATGCGCTTGATGAAATCACAAAGAAAAAATCCCCGGCCGCCACCGAGGATTTTAAGCAAATTGATATGCAATTCTGAGGGAATTACTGGATCAATCCACAGGAGTAATTATGACAAAACGTCGTAAGAAATACCAGGAAAAAGAAGAGATTCGACACCCTGATTCACCTGAGGGATTAGTGGTAGCCGCAGCAAATAACAGGGCGTTCGCAGAGCGCCTTGTTGGTGTTTACAGACTAGCCAAAGCAGGAGTGAAACATGGGCGTCGTTAAGTTAGCTGATTACAGGCCTCAACTGGAGGTCGTGGAGCATCGCGTGGCAGAACTCGAAGATGGCTACACTCGGACTGCAAACACACTGTTAGAAGCCGCCATGCTTTCTGGACTTACTCTACATCAGTTACTGATTGTTATGGCTGTGTGGCGCAAGACATACGGTTACAACAAAAAAATAGATTGGATCGGAAACGAACAGTTCGCTGAACTCACTGGCATGGCACCAACCAAATGCTCTACCGCCAAAAACGAGCTTATCAGAATGGGAGTTCTCATTCAGGTGGGGCGTCAAGTTGGTATGAATACAAACATTTCCGAGTGGAAAACGAAAGTTAACGGATTCGGTAAAACATTTACCAATTCGGTAAAACAAACCTTCACCAAATCGGTAAAAAGCAATTTACCGAATCAGTCAAACACAAAAGACAATATACAAAAGACAATAAATACAAATACCCCCTTACCCCCTAACGGGGGCGGCGATGGGCAGGTTAAACCTGAACGTCGCAAGGCAGAACGAATCGACTACGAATCCTTCCTGAACGCCTACAACACCGAAGTCGGTGACAGACTTCCACACGCTGTTGCGGTCAACGAGAAACGAAAACGCCGCCTGAAGAAAATCATCCCGCAACTGAAAACGCCAAACGTGGACGGTTTCAGAGCGTATGTCAGGGCGTTTGTGCATCAGGCCAAGCCGTTTTACTTCGGAGACAACGACACGGGCTGGACGGCTGATTTTGATTACCTGCTGAGAGAAGACTCGTTAACGGGAGTTCGGGAAGGGAAGTTTGCAGACAGGGGGATTGCATGAGACAGGATATCGAAGCGAGCGTTATCGGTGGCCTGCTGATTGGTGGATTAACTCCAACCGCCAGTGACGTTCTGGCAACGCTGGAGCCGGAAGCGTTTTCAATTCCGCTCTACCGGAAAGCCTTCGAGGTTATTCGCAAGCAGGCGAGAAACAGAAACCTAATCGATGCGCTGATGGTTGCCGAGGCGTGCGGAGAGGAGCATTTCACGTCAATCCTGATGACCAGCAAAAACTGCCCGAGTGCCGCAAACCTGAAGGGATATGCCGGAATGGTCGCGGATAACTATCACCGCCGTCTGGTGCTGGAAATCATGGATGAAATGCGTGAACCAATCCAAAGCGGAACCATCGACGCATCGAGTCAGGCGATGGATGAACTTGTAAAGCGTCTTTCAGCCATCAGAAAGCCCCGTGACGAGGTTAAACCTGTACGGTTAGGGGAAATCATCACTGACTACACTGACACGCTTGACAGGCGTCTGAGGAACGGAGAAGAGTCAGATACCCTGAAGACCGGAATCGACGAACTTGACGCCATCACCGGAGGGATGAACGCGGAAGACCTTGTGATAATCGCCGCTCGTCCTGGTATGGGGAAAACCGAACTGGCGCTGAAGATTGCCGAAGGCGTTGCAAGCCGCGTTATTCCTGGTTCTGACGTCCGGCGCGGGGTATTGATTTTCTCAATGGAAATGAGCGCATTGCAGATTGCAGAGCGAAGCATTGCCAACGCCGGGAGGATGTCGGTTAGCGTACTGCGAAATCCTGCATCGATGGATGACGAAGGCTGGGCGCGTGTTGCTAACGGCATGAGTCAGCTTGCAGATTTGGATGTATGGGTAGTCGATGCCTCGCGGTTATCGGTCGAAGAAATTCGCTCAATCGCAGAGCGGCACAAACAGGAAAATCCAAACCTGTCACTCATCATGGCGGATTATCTTGGCCTGATTGAGAAGCCGAAAGCAGACCGCAACGACCTCGCAATTGCTCACATCTCCGGAAGCCTGAAGGCGATGGCGAAAGACCTGAAAACACCGGTTATCTCCCTGAGTCAGCTTTCGCGCGATGTTGAGAAGCGACCAAACAAACGCCCGACAAACGCAGATTTGCGTGATTCAGGAAGCATTGAGCAGGACGCAGACTCAATCATCATGCTCTATCGGGAAGCGGTATATGACGAGAACAGTAGCGCCGCGCCATTTGCTGAAATCATCGTGACGAAAAACCGTTTTGGCTCGCTTGGTACGGTTTACCAGCGGTTCTGCAACGGACACTTTGTTGCATGTGACCAGGATGAAGCCAGACAGATTTGCACAGCATCAAATGCGCCTGCTGCGCGTGGCAGACGATATGCACAAGGGGCGGACGTATGACCATCTACATCACTGAGCTAATAACAGGGGCTATTTACACAGTAGCCCTTTTTTATTGGATTAAGAACGAGGGGGATCCTGATGGACACCGTTAACGGAATGTGTTCAGACGCACCGCGTGCCAAAAAATGTAAATGCGGAAAATCACCGACAATATTCGACATGGAGAACGGGTGCCAAATCTACTGCGCTAACCACGCTGCTGTGGCGGCCGCGAATTATCGCAGTGCGGTAACGGAGTGGAATAACCTGAAATCTGTTAGAGAGGGAAGTCATGAAAAAACTAACCTTTGAAATTCGATCTCCAGCACATCAGCAAAACGCTATTCACGCAGTACAGCAAATTCTTCCAGACCCAACCAAACCAATCGTAGTAACCATTCAGGAACGCAACCGCAGCTTAGACCAGAATCGAAAGCTTTGGGCTTGCCTTGGTGACGTCTCTCGTCAGGTTGAATGGCATGGTCGCTGGCTGGATGCAGAAAGCTGGAAGTGTGTGTTTACCGCAGCATTAAAGCAGCAGGATGTTGTTCCTAACCTTGCCGGGAATGGCTTTGTGGTAATAGGTCAGTCAACCAGCAGGATGCGTGTAAGCGAATTTGCGGAGCTATTAGAGCTTATACAGGCATTCGGTACAGAGCGTGGCGTTAAGTGGTCAGACGAAGCGCGACTGGCTCTCGAATGGAAAGCGCGATGGGGAGATCGGGCTGCATGACTATCAAATCAAATACGCCAGCACACGACAAGGACTGCTGGCAAACGCCGCTTTGGCTTTTTGATGCACTGGATATTGAGTTTGGATTCTGGCTGGATTCGGCAGCGAGCGACAAAAATGCTCTGTGCGCTCACTGGTTAACTGAGGCCGACGACGCGCTCAATTCTGAGTGGGTAAGCCACGGTGCAATCTGGAATAACCCACCGTACAGCAATATCAGGCCGTTGGTAGAAAAAGCCGCTGAGCAGTGCATACAACAGCGACAGACGGTAGTGATGCTTGTGCCAGAGGATATGTCAGTCGGATGGTTCAGCAAGGCTCTGGAGAGCGTTGACGAAGTTCGCATTATCACTGATGGACGGATTAATTTTATCGAACCATCGACGGGGCTGGAGAAGAAGGGAAACAGCAAAGGCTCAATGCTGCTGATTTGGCGACCGTTCATCAGTCCTCGACGGATGTTTACTACCGTATCCAAAGCGGCATTGATGGCGATCGGGCAGGGCGTCAGGAGGGCGGCATGAGACGACAGCGACGAAGTATCACCGACATAATCTGCGAAAACTGCAAATACCTTCCAACGAAACGCTCCAGAAATAAACGCAAGCCAATCCCAAAAGAATCTGACGTAAAAACCTTCAACTACACGGCTCACCTGTGGGATATCCGGTGGCTTAGAGAACGTGCGAGGAAAACAAGGTGATTGACCAAAATCGAAGTTACGAACAAGGAAGTGTCGAGCGAGCTTTAACGTGCGCTAACTGCGGTCAGAAGCTGCATGTGCTGGAAGTTCATGTGTGTGAGCACTGCTGCGCAGAACTGATGAGCGATCCGAATAGCTCAATGTACGAGGAAGAAGACGATGAATGAGTTAATAAATGGCAATGCCATCAAAATGACAAGCATTGAAATCGCTGAGTTGGTGGGAAGTCGTCATGACAAGGTGAAACAATCTATTGAACGACTGGCGGCTCGAGGTGTGATCCGAAATCCCCCAATGGTGGTTTTCGAAAAAATCAATAACTTAGGATTACTTCGTGGCGTAGAGGCTTACGTTTTTGAGGGAGAACAAGGTAAGCGAGACAGTATTGTCGTTGTAGCCCAGTTGTCGCCGGAATTCACCGCTCGTCTTGTTGACCGTTGGCGAGAGCTTGAAGACGCTGCGGTTAATATCCCCAAAACTCTACCAGAAGCGTTGCGCCTTGCTGCTGATCTTGCTGAGCAGAAAATGCAACTGGAAAACCAGCTCGCAATTGCAGCACCTAAAGTTGAGTTTGCCGATCGCGTTGGCGAGGCCAGCGGAATTTTGATTGGAAACTTTGCAAAGGTTGTTGGAATTGGTCCAAACAAACTGTTTGCGTGGATGCGCGATCACAAAATCCTTATTGCTTCAGGTTCCCGGCGCAATGTGCCAATGCAGGAATATATGGATCGCGGCTATTTCACAGTGAAAGAAACAGCGGTCAATACAAATCACGGAATACAGATATCGTTCACCACAAAAATCACCGGGCGTGGTCAACAGTGGCTGACCAGAAAGCTTCTCGATAACGGAATGCTGAAAGTAACAGGGGAGGCTGCTTAATGGCTAACCTACGCAAAGAAGCGCGCGGCAGAGAATGTCAGGTACGTATTTACGGCGTATGCAATGGTAATCCTGAAACTACAGTTCTGGCACATTACCGGATGGCTGGAATTTGCGGAACGGGAATGAAACCTGACGACCTGATTGGCGCATGGGCTTGTAGCGCGTGTCACGATGAAATCGACCGACGCACCCATAATCTCGACAACAAAGACGCCAGACTTTACCACCTCGAAGGCGTGATCAGGACGCAGGCGATACTGCTGAAGGAGGGGAAGATTAAGTCATGAACGAATATCAGTTTGTGCTTCCATACCCGCCGTCGGTGAATACCTACTGGCGAAGACGGGGAAGCCAATACTACATCAGCGATAAAGGCCAGAAATACCGAAAAGACGTTCAGCAAATCATCCGCCAACTTAAGTTAGACATTTTCACCAAATCACGACTCCGCATCAAAGTCATCGCAGACGTTCCAGACTCCCGCCGCCGCGACCTCGACAACATCCTGAAAGGTTTACTCGACTCCCTTATCCACGCCGGATTTGCGGAAGACGACGAGCAATTCGATGACATTCGCGTAATTCGTGGCGTGAAAGTACCAGGCGGAAGGCTTGGAATAAAAATCACCGAACTGGAGAACGTATGAACGCCACAATTCAAACGATACCAGAGCTTCTTATCCAGACACGAGGCAATCAGACCGAAGTGGCGAGGATGCTTTCCTGCGCAAGAGGAACGGTGCTCAAGTACAACCGAGACAGCAAAGGCGAACGTCACGTAATAGTTAACGGCGTCCTGATGGTCAAACAGGGCAAGAGAGGAAGACGATGAGCATAAGAGAACTAAACCTCACCAAAGAACAGCACGAGTGGCTGAATGGCTGGCTTGAACTGTGGGGCGCATGGGTTTATTCAGGTCGTCTGGAAAAGCGCATGAGCAGCGTAATAGCGAAGTTCATGGAGAGCGTAGAGCCGGGAAGAGTTATGACAAGGCCAATGTGTAATGATGATGATGGAATGTTGATTTCTCAGGTCGTCGATTCCGTCATGTACATTGACAAGAAAGCCTTTGGAATCCTCCTCAGCTACTACGCTCATGGCTCTTCCAAGCACGCCATTGCATCTTACTATCATCGCGTCGCAAGACCTCGCAAGATGTTATGCCGGGGCGGCGGGCGCATTCAAAAACCATCGCTCGCAACCTGTCGACGGGAAGTTGACGAAATCCTCAATGCCTCGTTGTTTATGATTTACCCGGTTCTGGATAGTGCGTTTAAAAACCGGAAACGTGTAGAGAAAATTAAACATGTAGCATAGAACGTGTTGACATCATTGAGCAAATGAGCAACACTATTCGCATAAGCTGCCGTTAGTGACTCTTAAGTTGCAACGGTGGCTTTTTTTATTTGGGTCAGTCGTATAAAGGTCATTACGGAAGGCTGTTAACCTTCTTATCGTGGTTCGAGTCCACGCTGTCCCGCCAAATATGCTGGTTTAGCTCCAATGGTAGAGCGGTCGCCTTGTAAGCGAATGGGTAGCGGTTCAAGTCCGTTAACCAGCACCATAACTGAGCCGTAGCCACTGGCTATCCTGAATTCATCAGTGATAGTTACGCTGCGGCCTTCTACACATGACCTTCGTGAAAGCGGGTGGCAAGAGGCTGCGCTAACAACCTCCTGCCGTTTTGCCCGTGCATATCGGTCACGAACAAATCTGATTACTAAACACAGTAGCCTGGATTTGTTCTATCAGTAATCGACCTTATTCCTAATTAAATAGAGCAAATCCCCTTATTGGGGGTAAGACATGAAGATGCCAGAAAAACATGACCTGTTAGCCGCCATTCTCGCGGCAAAGGAACAAGGCATCGGGGCAATCCTTGCGTTTGCAATGGCGTACCTTCGCGGCAGATATAATGGCGGTGCGTTTACAAAAACAGTAATCGACGCAACGATGTGCGCCATTATCGCCTGGTTCATTCGTGATCTTCTCGACCTCGCCGGACTAAGTAGCAATCTCGCTTATATAACGAGCGTGTTCATCGGCTACATCGGTACTGACTCGATTGGTTCGCTTATCAAACGCTTCGCTGCTAAAAAAGCCGGAGTAGAAGATGGTGGAAATCAATAATCAACGTAAGGCGTTCCTCGATATGCTGGCGTGGTCAGAGGGAACTGATAACGGACGACAGAAAACCAGAAATCATGGTTATGACGTCATTGTAGGCGGAGAGCTATTCACTGATTACTCCGATCACCCTCGCAAACTTGTCACGCTAAACCCCAAACTCAAATCAACAGCAGCCGGACGTTACCAGCTTCTTTCCCGTTGGTGGGATGCCTACCGCAAGCAGCTTGGCCTGAAAGACTTCTCTCCGAAAAGTCAGGACGCTGTGGCATTGCAGCAGATTAAGGAGCGTGGCGCTTTGCCGATGATTGATCGTGGTGATATTCGTCAGGCAATTGACCGTTGCAGCAATATCTGGGCTTCACTGCCGGGCGCTGGTTATGGTCAGTTCGAGCATAAGGCTGACAGCCTGATTGCAAAATTCAAAGAAGCAGGCGGAACGGTCAGAGAGATTGAGGTATGAGCAGAGTAACCGCGATTATCTCCGCTCTGATTATCTGCATCATCGTCTGTCTGTCATGGGCGGTTAATCATTACCGTGATAACGCCATCGCCTACAAAGAACAGCGTGATAAAAAAGTCAGTGAGCTGAAGCAGGCGACTGTCACCATTACTGACATGCAGCAACGCCAGCGTTCTGCTGATGCACTCGATGCTAAATACACGAAGGAGTTAGCTGATGCGAAAGCTGAAAATGATGCTCTTCGGCGCAAGCTTGATAATGGTGGTCGGGTGTTCGTCAAAGGAAAATGCCCTGTGCCATCCTCAGACGAAACCTCCAGCGCCTCCGGCATGGGCAATGATGCCACCGTCGAACTCTCTCCAGTTGCTGGACGAAACGTTCTCGGTATCCGGGACGGAATCATCAGAGACCAGACAGCACTGAGAACGCTTCAGGGATACATCAGGACGCAATGCCTTCGATGATAGCGATAATTTTACTCATCATCCTTCACATCTGGCTCTGTAGACAGGGTGGTGATCACTTCTGGAGTGAATCCAGATTAAACATCTCATTGCTGATGCTTGAAGTTGAGCATCTGGCGCGCGGTAAGGGGCTGCGTTGAGATAAGAGCCAGTTCATTACAAAGCCTATCTACGGGTGGGCTTGATAATGAAACCGGAATTTATTCTGGGAAACCAGTTACGGCAGTACAGCGAAACAACCCAAGCCAGTAAGTGGGGAAATAACACTGGCAGCCACTGAAAGATGAACCTCCTGCCTTATGGCAAAAAAGATTCTTTGTGGTGGCGGACTGATGGAAAGACATCGGTTATTGCAGAGGCCATTCAATGAGTGGTCTCGACAATGGCTTATACCCTACACGGGATAACTTAACTGATATCCCTTTTAACGGATAAACGGAGCCAACAATGGCAGAGATTATTCCCATGACTGAAGAACAGAAATTCCAGTTAGAGATTTACAAACTGGTCATGAACCAGAACGCAGCCGCAGAAGAGGCATTTCAGTTCATTGGCACTGACGAGCTGAAGCTTGAGCTATTCAAAATTCACTTCCAGTCAGGTGGCGCTAATTCAGATATCACGATCCGCACATTTGAAGCTGTGCGTAAATCGAAGGAAGCGTTAGACCTGTTCACTACCGGAGCATAAACATGGCAACTCAAGGTTTCGACAACCCATCCAAATTCCGCGATGAATGGGATAAGCAAGCAGAAGGGAAATAATCAATATGGCAGCACCAAAGGGCAACCGATTTTGGGAGGCCCGCAGTAGTCATGGGCGAAATCCTAAATTCGAATCGCCTGAGGCGCTGTGGGCTGCTTGTTGTGAATACTTCGAGTGGGCTGATGATAACCCGCTATGGGAGGGTAAGGTATTTTCATATCAGGGAGAAATAATTAAGGCTAATGTCCCTAAGATGCGAGCCATGACTATTTCAGGATTGTGTACCTTCCTTGATATCACCAGGCAAACATGGGGAACCTTCCGGTCAATGGAAGGTTTTTCTGACGTCACATCACGAGCGGAAGACATCATCTACGACCAGAAATTCTCTGGCGCAGCCGCTGACCTTCTCAACGCTAACATCATCGCCCGTGATTTGGGCCTCAAAGAGCAGTCGCAAGTTGAAGACGTGACACCTGATAAGGGAGATCGCGATAAGCGACGCTCTCGTATCAAGGAGCTATTCAACCGTGGAACTGGACGCGATTCTTGATAACCTGAGCGACGAAGAGCAAATCGAATTGCTCGAGCTACTCGAAGAAGAAGAGAACTACCGTAACACACACCTGCTATATGAATTTACGCCATACAGCAAACAGCGTGAGTTCATCGACGCCGGGCATGACTATCCAGAGCGCTGTTTTATGGCTGGTAACCAGCTTGGTAAGTCATTTACTGGTGCTGCTGAAGTCGCGTTTCACCTTACCGGGCGTTATCCGGGCACAAAAGGCTATCCTGCTGATGGTAAATATGGCGGTGAGTGGAAAGGTAAGCGTTTCTATGAGCCTGTTGTCTTCTGGATTGGTGGAGAGACAAACGAGACTGTAACCAAAACGACTCAACGCATCCTGTGCGGTCGTATCGAAGAGAATGGTGAGCCAGGCTACGGTTCCATACCGAAAGAGGACATCATTAGCTGGAAGAAGTCTCCTTTCTTTCCGAACCTTGTTGATCATCTTCTGGTTAAGCATCACACGGCTGATGGCGTTGAAGATGGCATTTCAATCTGCTACTTCAAACCATACTCGCAAGGCCGTGCTCGCTGGCAGGGTGACACAATCCACGGAGTGTGGTTTGACGAAGAACCACCATACAGCATTTATGGCGAAGGGCTTACCCGTACCAACAAATACGGGCAATTCTCAATTCTGACGTTTACCCCGCTGATGGGGATGTCTGACGTTGTTACCAAGTTCCTGAAGAACCCCAGCAAGTCGCAGAAAGTGGTCAACATGACCATCTATGACGCTGAGCACTATACCGACGAGCAGAAAGAGCAAATCATCGCATCCTATCCAGAGCATGAGAGAGAGGCGCGTGCTCGCGGTATTCCTACGATGGGTAGCGGTCGAATCTTCCAGATACCGGAAGAGACGATTAAGTGTCAGCCGTTCGAGTGTCCTGATCACTTCTACGTAATTGGTGGGATGGATTTCGGATGGGATCACCCTCAGGCGCAGGTTCAGCTTTGGTGGGATAAGGACGCAGACACAATCTACGTTTCACGCGTGTGGAAGGCGAAAGAAAAGACAGCCGTTCAGGCGTGGGGAGCTGTTAAATCATGGGCGCATAAAGTGCCAACCGCATGGCCTCATGACGGAAACCAGCATGAGAAGGGCGGCGGTGAGCAGCTTAAAGGGCAGTACGCGGACGCTGGTTTTATGATGTTGCAGGAGCATGCGACATGGCCTGATGGCGGTAATGCTGTTGAGCCTGGCATCACTGAATTGCGAGACATGATGCTCGACGGTCGCTTCAAAGTATTCAACACCTGTGAGCCATTCTTTGAGGAGTTCCGCCTCTATCACCGTGATGAAAACGGGAAAATCGTCAAGCTTAACGACGACGTGCTATCCGCCGTTCGCTATGCATACATGATGCGCCGCTTCGCAAAAATGATGCGCGACATCAAAAAACCAAAAGAGAAAAAGATACCAGCCCCAATCAGGCCCATCGCACGGAGAACTTAAATGGCCGACGAAAACAGACTCAATTCCATTCTGTGTAAGTTTGACGCAGACTGGATGGCGAGCGATGAAGCCAGAACCGAGGCGACAAATGACCTGTATTTTAGCCGAGTGTCGCAATGGGATGACTGGCTATCAAACTACACGACTCTGCAATATCGCGGACAATTCGATGTTGTTCGCCCGGTGGTCAGGAAACTGGTCGCAGAGATGCGCCGGAACCCTATCGACGTTCTCTTCCGACCCAAAGACGGCGCTAATCCTGATGCTGCCGATGTGTTGATGGGGATGTATCGTACTGATATGCGCCATAACACGGCAAAGATTGCCGTTAACGTTGGCGTTCGTGAGCAGATAGAGTCCGGCGTTGGTGCATGGCGTCTGGTCACGCAGTACGAAGACAACGATCCAACAAGCAACAATCAGGTAATCCGACGCCTTCCAATCCATGAAGCCTGCTCACACGTCATATGGGACGCCAATAGCAAGCAGATGGATAAGAGCGACGCTAAGCACTGCACGATGATTAACGCTTTGTCACGCAATGGCTGGAAAGAGTTCGCAGAGGATTACGGTATTGATCCGGATACCTTGCCATCTTTCCAGAATCCGAACGATACATGGCTGTTCCCTTGGGTATCGAATGATGTCGTCTACGTCGCTGAGTATTACGAGGTCGAAGAGAAGAAAGAGAAGGTCTTCATCTACCGCGACCCGCTGACAGGTGAGCCGGTCAGCTATTACCAGCAGGATATCAAAGACGTCATCGACGACCTGGCTAATCGTGGATTCATTAAGGTAGCAGAGCGCAAGGTGAAGCGTCGGCGTGTGTATAAGTCGATCATCACCTGCACGCAGATACTGAAAGACCGCGAGAAGATAGCCGGAGAGCATATTCCAATCGTTCCAGTGTATGGCGAATGGTCATTCGCTGGTGACAAGGAGTGCTACGAAGGAGTGGTAAGGCTGACGAAAGACGGTCAGCGCCTTCGTAACATGATCATGTCATTCAACGCCGATATTGTTGCTCGTTCACCGAAGAAGAAACCGACCTTCTTCCCTGAGCAAATCGAAGGCTACGAATACATGTACGGTGGAAATGATGACTATCCGTACTATCTGCAGAACAGGACCGATGAAAACGGTAACGACCTGCCGATTGGTCCAATCTCCTACATGGAAAACCCTGAAGTGCCGCAAGCCAACGCTTACATGCTTGAGGCTGCCACCAACGCAGTGAAAGAGGTGGCTAGTCTTGGTGTGGATGCGCAGGCGGCAAATGGTCAGGTCGCTTTCGATACCGTCAATCAACTGAACATGCGGGCAGACCTTGAGACATACGTGTTTCAGGATAACCTGGCTACCGCAATGCGACGTGATGGCGAGATTTATGCCTCAATGGTCAACGATATTTATGACGTTCCTCGTCATGTAACGCTGACACTTGAAGATGGAAGCGAGAAAGACGTTCAACTCTACGCGCAAGTTGTAGATTACCAGTCCGGTAATGTGGTCACACTCAACGACATTCGCGGTCGCTATGAGTGCTATACAGACGTTGGGCCATCCTTCCAGAGTATGAAGGAACAGAACCGCGCAGAGATTCAGGAATTGCTCACTAAGGTTCCGCAAGGTACTCCAGAGTTCCAGATGCTGATGCTGCAATACTTCACGCTGCTTGACGGTAAAGGCGTCGAGATGATGCGAGAGTACGCTAACAAGCAACTGGTGATGATGGGGCTGAAGAAACCAGAAACACCTGAAGAGATGGAGATGGTACAGCAGGCACAACAACAGCCGCAGCAGCCATCAGCAGAGCAAATTCAGGCGCAGGGTATCCTTCTGCAAGGTCAGGCTGAATTGCTCAAGGCAGAGAACCAACAGGCGCAGATTCAGGTTGAAGCCGCCAAGGTTGAAGCCCAAAACCAACTCAACGCCGCGAAGATTGCAGAAATCTTTAACAATATGGACCTCGACAAGCAGGCAGAACTGCGTGAGTACCTCAAGCTCGTAGGTCAATTCCAGCAACAGCGCAGCAAAGATGCTCGTGCTAACGCTGAGCTGCTTCTTAAAGATGCAGACCAGACTCATTCACAACGCATGGATTTCGCGAATCTTATGCGTCAAGTTCAAATCCCCTCCGGCGGAGTAGCCGAGACACCTCAATAAGAGAGAGTTAATCATGGACCAAACCACCGACATTCAGGCTTCTGAAGAATTAACCCTGCCCGGCAATCATGCAGCGGCATCTGCTGATGGCTTAGTTGTCGATAATGCCAACGACAACGCAGGTCAGGAAGAAGGCTTCGAGATTGTCCTGAAAGACGATGAGAAACCAAAACAAGACCCGGCAACTAATGCTGAATTTGCCCGTCGCCGCATCGAACGCAAACGCCAGCGTGAGCTTGAGCAGCAGATGGAAGCGGTTAAGCGTGGAGAGTTGCCGGAGCACCTGCGGGTGAACCCTGAGTTACCAAAACAACCAGACCCTAACGATTATCTTTCCGAAGATGCACTGGCTAAGTACGACTATGACCAGAGCCGCGCACTGGCTGCCTTCCAGCAGGCAAACAGTGAATGGCAGATCAAGGCTATGGACGCACGAAGCCAGGCTGTCGCCGAGCAGGGTCGCAAAACTCAGGAGTTCACCCAGCAATCAGCGCAATACGTCGAGGCTGCTCGTAAGCACTACGATGCAGCGGAAAAGCTCAATATCCCTGACTATCAGGAGAAAGAGGATGCATTCATGCAACTGGTGCCGCCAGCAGTTGGTGCCGACATCATGCGCCTCTTCCCGGAGAAATCCGCCGCTCTCATGTATCACCTTGGTGCTAATCCTGAGAAAACACGCCAGTTGCTGGCGATGGACGGGCAATCCGCGCTGATTGAACTCACTCGACTGTCAGAACGTTTAACTCTCAAGCCTAGAGCCAAGCCTGTTTCAGAAGCCCCGTTACCTGATGAACCCATTCAGGGACACGCTGTTGCTGCAAATATCTCTGCGATTGAAAAGCAGATGGAGGCGGCAGCAAACAAAGGGGATGTAGAGACGTACCGCAAGCTCAAGGCGCAACTGAATAAAGGAATTCGATAATGGCATTAAATGAAGGTCAACTGGTCACGTATGCTCTGGATGAAATCATCGAAACCGTCCAGAACCTGACGCCAATGGCGTCCAAAGTGACAAAATACACCCCTCCGGCAGAATCCATGCAACGTTCAAGCAACACCGTGTGGATGCCTGTTGAGCAGGAAGCGCCAACCCAGACTGGCTGGGATTTAACTGGCAATGCAACCGGGATTCTGGAACTCTCCGTGAAATGCAACATGGGCGATCCGGATAACGATTTCTTCGAGCTTCGTGCAGATGACCTGCGTGATGAGCGTTCTTACCGTCGCCGCATCCAGGCATCCGCCAAAAAACTGGCGAATAACATTGAGTCAGCGATTGCCAAACAGGCAACTGAAATGGGCTCGCTTGTTGTTCACGATACCCGCGCAATTGGTCCATCTACTGGCCTGTCTGGCTGGGATTTTGTGTCTGATGCAGAGCGCCTGATGTTCTCCCGTGAGCTAAACCGCGATATGGGCATCAGTTACTTCCTGAACCCTGACGATTACCGCAAAGCAGGCCGCAACCTGGTAGATGGTGACATCTTCGGGCGCGTTCCTGAAGAAGCGTATCGCAACGGTACTATTCAGCGTCAGATTGCTGGCTTTGATGAAATTCTTCGCTCACCGAAACTTCCGGCAGTTACCAAGTCAACCGCTACTGGTGTAACTGTTTCTGGTGCGCAGAAGTTTAAGCCGCAGGCATACACCCTTGATACCGATGGTAACAAAGAGAACGTCGACAACCGTGTTGCAACGGTGACCGTATCCTCCACCACCGGGTTTAAGCGCGGCGACAAAATCAGCTTCACTGGTGTGAAATTCCTGTCTCAGATGGCGAAGAACGTGCTGACTGATGATGCGACTTTCTCAATCACCCGTGTGATCGATGGTACTCACATCGAAATCACGCCGAAGCCGATTGCGCTTGATGACGCTTCACTGACAAAAGAAGAGAAGGCTTACGCTAACGTAAACACCTCTCTTGCTGATACCACTCCGGTAAACGTTCTGAACGTGGCAACAACCACCGCTAACGTGTTCTGGGCTGATGACTCAATCCGTCTGCTGTCTCAGCCGATCCCGGTAACCCATGAACTGTTTGCTGGCATGAAAACGTCTTCCTTCAGCATTCCTGGTATTGGTGTTAACGGCATCTTCGCAACGCAGGGTGATATCAACACTCTGTCTGGTAAGTGCCGTATTGCTGTGTGGTATTCAGCATGTGCTGTACGGCCAGAGGCAATTGGTGTTGGTCTGCCTAATCAGACCGCGTGATAACCAGAGGGAGCTTCGGCTCCCTTTTTATCTGGAGACAAGCATGACACACATGATCTTTCGTCATGGCGACATGAAGAAATGGAAAGGCGTTGGATACGACTTTGAAATCGTGAAAGCCGAAGAGCTTCAGGAATATCTGGATGCTGGCTGGTTTGCACATCCTGATGATCTTCTGAAGGATGTTGCAGAGCCAGAGCCAGAGCCAGAGCCAGAGCCAGAGCCAGAGCCAGAGCCAGAGCCAGAGCCAGAGCCAGAAGAAAAACAGCGTAAAAAGCCTGGTAGAAAACCTAAGGCGGCAGCAGATGAACCTGACAACGAAGGGTGATTTAGTTCTTGCGGCATTACGTAAGCTCGGTGTGGCATCAAATGCCACGTTAACCGATGTCGAACCGCAGTCTATGGAAGACGGCGTCAACGACCTTGAAATGATGATGGCTGAATGGCTTGGCGGTGATGCGTCACCTGGTATCAACGTTGGCTACATTTTCGCTGATGCAGATGTCGCTCCAGATCCTGGCGATGAACACGGTTTATCAAATAACGCTATCAATGCCGTCATTTTCAACCTTGCCTGCCGCATTGCTCCGGATTATGCGCTGGAAGCGTCTGCAAAACTTATAACCACTGCCAGATACGGGAAAGAGCGACTCGTCAAACTGTCTGCAATGGACAGAGCAAAAGCCGCTAAATGTAAGTCCGGTTATCCAAACCGTATGCCTGTTGGTAGCGGTAACAAGTTGGCGAAGTGGAACGGTTGGAATTACTTCCACCGAAAGGAACCTTGCGATAACGGGAGCGAATAATGCCGATTCAGCAACTTCCGCTTATGAAAGGTGTCGGCAAAGACTTTAGAAACGCTGACTATATCGACTATATGCCAGTGAATATGCTGGCTACACCCAAAGAAATACTCAACAGCAGCGGATATCTTCGCTCATTCCCGGGCATTGCCAAACGTTCTGATGTGAACGGTGTATCTCGCGGCGTCGAGTACAACATGGCGCAGAGTGCTGTTTATCGCGTGTGTGGTGGCAAGCTGTACAAAGGAGAAAGTGAAGTCGGTGATGTTGCCGGAAGTGGTAGAGTATCAATGGCGCATGGTCGGACATCACAGGCGGTAGGCGTTAATGGTCAACTGGTCGAGTATCGTTATGATGGCGCGGTCAAAACCGTCTCAAACTGGCCTACAGACAGCGGATTCACGCAGTATGAGTTAGGCTCGGTCCGCGACATTACGCGCTTACGTGGGCGTTATGCGTGGTCAAAAGACGGAACTGATTCATGGTTTATCACTGACCTTGAAGACGAATCGCATCCTGACCGCTACAGCGCACAATATCGCGCAGAATCGCAGCCGGACGGCATCATCGGCATAGGTACATGGCGAGACTTCATCGTCTGCTTTGGTTCATCGACGATTGAGTATTTTTCCCTGACTGGTGCAACCACCGTTGGTGCTGCTTTGTATGTCGCCCAGCCATCGCTGATGGTGCAGAAAGGCATTGCCGGAACTTACTGCAAAACGCCGTTTGCTGATTCGTATGCGTTTATCAGCAATCCGGCAACGGGTGCGCCGTCTGTATACATCATCGGCTCCGGTCAGGTATCACCAATCGCCAGCGCGAGCATTGAGAAAATTCTTCGCTCCTACACTGCTGATGAACTGGCTGATGGCGTGATGGAATCTCTGCGATTTGATGCGCATGAGTTGCTGATTATCCACCTTCCGCGCCATGTTCTTGTTTACGACGCATCTTCAAGCGCCAATGGTCCGCAATGGTGTGTGTTGAAAACTGGCCTGTATGACGATGTGTACCGCGCTATCGACTTCATTTACGAAGGCAATCAGATAACGTGCGGCGATAAGCTGGAGTCCGTGACCGGGAAATTGCAATTCGATATCAGCAGCCAGTACGACAAGCAACAGGAACACCTGTTGTTTACTCCGTTGTTCAAAGCAGATAACGCCAGAGTTTTCGACCTTGAGGTTGAGTCGTCAACTGGAGTTGCGCAGTATGCTGACCGCCTTTTTCTCTCTGCAACCACTGACGGCATCAATTACGGGCGTGAGCAGATGATTGAGCAGAATGAACCGTTCGTTTACGACAAACGCGTTTTGTGGAAGCGTGTCGGGCGCATCAGGAAAAATGTCGGCTTCAAATTGCGCGTTATCACGAAGTCACCTGTCACTCTGTCTGGTTGCCAGATAAGGATTGAGTAATGGCTGATTCGAATCTCAATGAGCCGGTAACAATTCAGGCTACACGACTCGATACATCAATCCTTCCACGCAATATCTTCTCACAGTCGTATCTACTTTACGTTATCGCACAGGGCACTGATGTTGGTAACGTGGCTAACAAGGCCAACGAAGCAGGGAAGGGGGCTTATGATGCACAGGTGAAGAATGATGAGCAGGATGTCACCCTTGCAGACCATGAATCCAGAATTGAAGCTGCTGAAGCAACTCTCATCAATCATGAAAATAGAATTGCAGCAGCGGAAAGCACTCTTGCAGATCATGAAACAAGGATTACGGCTGCTGAAACAGAGCTGGCTGATCACGAGACGCGAATTGCTGCCAATGAATCTGAGTTAGCAAACCATGATGCGCGCATAACTCAGAATACAACTGATATCGACGCACTTGATACCAGGCTCACAGCGGCAGAGGGAAGTATTTCGACGCTACAAAGCACAGTTGGTGATCACTCAACAAGAATATCTGCGCTTGAGTATGCCACCACGCGCAAGAAATCAGAGGTTGTTTACTCAGGAGTATCAGTAACCATTCCAACAGCGCCGACCAACCTTGTTAGCCTACTGAAAACGCTCACGCCGTCATCCGGCACGTTGGCACCATTCTTCGACACCGTTAACAACAAGATGGTTGTGTTCAACGAGAACAAAACCTTGTTCTTCAAGCTGGCGATCGTCGGGACGTGGCCCAGCGGAACAGCCAACAGGTCAATGCAGCTAACCTTTTCCGGCTCTGTTCCTGACACACTGGTAAGCAGCCGCAACTCGGCGACAACGACCGATAACATCCTGTTAGCTACGTTCTTCAGCGTGGATAAAGACGGCTTTCTTGCCACAAATGGCAGTACGTTAACCATTCAGTCGAATGGTGCGGCGTTTACTGCCACAACCATCAAAATCATTGCGGAGCAGTGATGGAAATAAAGCTCATCGATAATCCGGTGAAGCTTGCAGAATTCCTCAACAACCCGGCAAACACGGGAAATATCGTAGACAGTGGAGATAAATACTACATCAAGCCTGATGCGGTATATCTCGGCATCTACGAAGGATTAGTGCTGGCTGGGGTTCATGAAGTGCGTAACTTCTGGCATAGCGTTGTTGAATGCCATGCTGTGTACGACCCCGGATTCCGAGGCGAATATGCACTGCAAGGGCATCGATTATTCTGCAAATGGCTTCTCGAAAACTCACCATTCCTTAACAGCATCACCATGGTTCCTGACATCACCAAATACGGACGGGCAATTATCCGTTTGCTTGGCGCTACCCGTGTTGGTCACCTTGATGATGCTTATACCAGCAATGGAAAGCCTGTAGGCATCACGATTTATCAGTTACCGCGCTCAAAATACGAGGAGCTAAAGAATGTTAATTTTCCAGATTGCCAATAAGCACCTCAGCAAAGCTGTTTACTGCAAAGGCGGCAGTGATGGCGGTTCAAAAGCCCAGGCACGCGCAACTGAAAAGGGTATCGAATTGCAGCGTGAAATGTGGCAAACGAACATGCAAAACCTTGCACCGTTCACGCCACTCGCTCAACAGTACGTATCAGAGTTGCAGAATCTTTCCTCTCTTCAGGGGCAAGGTCAGGCGCTTAACCAGTATTACAACTCCCAGCAGTACAAAGACCTTGCTGGTCAGGCGCGTTACCAGAGTCTGGCAGCAGCAGAGGCAACGGGTGGATTAGGCTCTACAGCAACAGGAAACCAGTTAGCATCAATCGCACCTACACTCGGTCAAAACTGGCTGTCAGGTCAGATGAACAACTACAACAATCTGGCAAATATCGGCCTTGGTGCTCTTACAGGTCAGGCAAACGCTGGACAAAACTACGCCAACAACGTCAGCCAGTTGTATCAACAGCAGGCAGCAGCATCTGCGGCTAATGCTAACCGACCATCAGGACTGCAATCAGCCTTGGGAGGTGCCATGAGCGGTGCGGCATCAGGGGCGATGATTGGCTCTGTGGTGCCTGGAATAGGTACAGCTGTTGGCGCTATTGGTGGCGGTATTATCGGTGGTCTTGGATCATTGTTTTAAGGTGGGAATATGGCTACTTGGCAACAAGGAATCAACTCAGGCGGCTTTCTTGCTGGTATCGGTGGGCAAAACTCAAATGCGCCAAAGGCAAGTGATGTAAGTGAGGCGTTGGCCTATATTCGCCAGAACAACGAAATGGAGCGTTCAGGTCGCAATAACATCGGCCTTCAGGCGTTGCAGGGACTGGGTAGTGTCGCTCAAACATATCAAGCCGCAAAGCAACAGGAAGCGGATGCTGCATTCCAAAAAGAATATGCGGCAGCCATCCAGTCAGGTGATCGGCAGCAGGTTCGAGATCTGATGACCAAATATCCTGGTCAATTAGAGAAAATTCAGTCTGGTATGAAGTGGGCAGACGAAGACCAGCGCAATTCTATCGGCACCTTAGCGGCTGGCGCTCGCCTTGCGGCCTCGTCTCCAGAAGCAATGCAATCATGGCTGCAAAACAACGCCAAGGAACTGACTCGCGTCGGTGTTGACCCTAACAGCGTTGCTCAGATGTATCAGCAGAACCCTTCAGGATTTGGTGAGTTTGTTGATCACCTTGGGATGGCTGCTCTCGGTCCGATTGACTACTTCAATGTTCAGGACAAGATGGCTGGTCGTGAGATTGACCGAGGCAGACTGGCAGAGACAATCCGCAGCAATCAGGCTGGTGAAGCACTTCAGGCGAGAGGGCAAAACCTTTCCTATCAGTCAGCAATGACTGGGCACAATATCGCAGCACAGCGCTTGGCTCTGGATCAGCAAGAGTTCGGGTTTAAGATGCAGCAAGCGCAGGAAAAGGCACAGCAGTTGATTAGCGAAGCACCTAAGCTGTCAGTAAACATGGAAAAAGGCATCGAGACAGCTGTAAACAATGCCACAGCATCATCAAACTCAGCCAATTCCATGAGTGCGCTTGCTCAACAGTTCAGAGCAGAAAAACCAACGACAGGTTTGTTCGGTAACGCACAGAACATGTTCGCAAAACTTACCGGAAGCGATACGACATTGCGTGATTTGCGCATTCGCCAAAATGCCCTTGTTAACAGTCAGGTTCTTAAATTCCTACCTCCCGGCCCAGCAACGGATAAAGACGTTGAGATCGTTCGACAGGGTGCGCCAACTGACATGGATAACCCTGAGACGGTCGCAAGATGGCTTGATGCAATGGCAAACCTTGAGCGACGAAACGCGCAGTTTAATGAGTTTAAAGCCGAGTGGATGAGCGCGAATGGCAACCCTGGACAATCGCGTAATGGCGGTCAGATATTGGGGTTGGATGTTAAAAAAGGTGAATCATTGGGGAGTGCCGTTAAGCGGTATATGTCATTGAATACTGACGCAGCGCCAGCACAAGATTCGACAACTTCAGGAGAACCACGGAATCAGGTTGGATCATATACCTCAAAATCAGGCATTCAATTTACGGTGGAATGATGAAAGTAACTGCAAACGGTAAGACATTTACCTTTCCTGATGGTACGAGCACCGAAGATATTGGCACCGCCATTGATGAGTATTTTGCTGGTCAGGCTGTTCAGCAACAAACAGTTAATCAGGCCAATAATGCACCAACACGGGAAGAACCATCATTGATGCAACAAGCTGGCGATTGGCTCACTGGTGGTCAAAGTGCAGGGCAAATTGCAGAACAGGCTGGTCGTGGTCTGGTAAACATACCATTTGACGTATTGCAGGGTGGCGCAAGTCTGATTAATGCAATCAGTCAGGGGCTTGGTGGGCCAAAAGTTTTGGATGATGTTTATCGTCCAGTAGACAGACCGACAGACCCCTACGCTCAAGCTGGAGAAACAATTGGCGGGTATTTAGTTCCAGGAATTGGAACGGCAGGAAGCATGGCTATTGGATCACTGGCAGAGGCCGCAAATCAGAAAGGCGATTTCGCACAAAATGCAGCTAAAAATGCCGGAGTTAACCTTGCCGCTCAGGGTGTTCTTTCCGCAGCAGCAAAGGGAATAGGGCGTGGAATAACGGCTATAAAAGGTGATATTGCGCCAGAAGTGGCGAAGAAAATTGCCACTTCAGAATCGATGGGCGTGACACCAATGACATCTGATGTTATCCCGCCGAAAAATGCTTTCACTCGCGGCCTTACTCAGGATGCCGAGGGGGCTTTGCTCGGGACAGGCTCAAAGCGAGCGGAGCAATATGCAACGCGTAGTAAGCTGGTAAGCAATTATTTTGACCGTTTTGGTGAGTACAACCCTGATGATGTGGTGAAATCTCTGACCACCACGTTAAGGGGGCGGAAGGATGCTGCTGGCGCTGTTATCAATGACGTCACCAATAAAATGGGTAATGCCGCAGTTGATACCACAAATACCATGAATGCTCTGAATACAGCGATCGCAAGACAGGAACGGCTTGGGACTTCAGCCAATCAAAGCCTGCTTACATCCTTGCGTAACCTACGTGAAGAATTAGCAAACCCTGCAACTGATTTGGATGTTACGTTTGATCTCTTGCGTCAGCACAGAACAGCATTTAGATCTAATGTTCAGGGAGATTCTATGGTCTTCCCCAACCAGGCAAAAGCAGCTACCAATATGGTAGAGAATGCAATGTCAAAAGACCTTCGTAACGCAGTTGCTAAAAACCTCGGTGCATCAGACGCAGCAAAATACCTTAAAGCAAATTCAGATTATGCAAACGTTTATAATAAGGTGCTTAATAAAAACATTGCTAACAAGCTCAACAAGGCAAGCAGTGAAGCCAGTCCTGAACTTATAAATACCGTTGTATTAAGCAGAAAACCATCTGACGTGAAACGAATCTGGAGCGCATTGGATGATAAAGGGAAAGATGCTATGCGTGCAGCTTACGTCAGCAAAATAGCGGAAAAGGCCGGTGATTCTCCAGCCAAGTTCATCACTGAAGTTAATAAGCTGAAATCTCAGTCAGGTGGTGAAATTTACAACACTATTTTTTCTGGAAAGCACATGAAAGAGCTTGATTCTCTTCATGAAGTTCTACAGCAAACAGCAAGGTCAGACACCGCAAATGTAGTAACTCAGACGGGGCAATCGCAAGCCAACCGGATAAGGACGATTGGCGCAACTGCGACTCTTGGCGTATCAATGGGGCTTGAGGCTGGCTTTGGTGCAATGATGCGTTTGTATGAGTCTAAAGCAGCAAGGAATGCTCTCTTACGTTTGGCAAACACCAAAGCAGGAACACCAGCCTATGAAAGAGCGCTGAATAACGCCGCAAATGCCATCAGACCAATACTTGCCAATGATGCAACTGATCGCTAAGGGTTGATGTCATGGATGTTGTTAATTGCGAATGGAATCGCGGAACTCTTTGCTTGATAGAAAAGGATCTGTTCTCCTTAACTCATCATAGTTTTTATTAAACTTTCTTGCTTCACCCGGGTATCTGTTGAACAAAACATTGCAGAAAAAAGAGAGCAATAACTCACATATGAATGCTAATACCCTGAAAAATAAAGGTATAAAAAGAAGGGAAGGTTCATTGAAGTCTCTATTCCAAACAAAATAGACAATCATCCCGACATACCAAATTGATATCCCTATACTGATGATTGTTCCAACAGAGGTAACTACGATCCCGATTAAGTCGGACAGTCTGTTTGCCAGTAACTCATTTGAGTATCTTGCAATCATATACCGCCAACATTTTGCAATATCATCCTGATCTGTAGAGTCTTCTGGAATAGCTAGGCTTCTACATATTGAAGTAGCTCTTTTTTTCTCAACTCTTTTTGAGAGCCATCCATTAAAGAGATACATCAACACCTGCGTTGCTATTCCTGCACCAAGTGATATCAAAGACATCCCCAAAAATCGCCATCCTGGAGATAGTGACTGGTACTGCCAAACAAAAAAAATTAAAAAACCCAATGAGCCTATGACATAGGCTGATGTATCGCTATATATATCTATTTTTTTCATTGAGTAGCCACTCCTTAGTTTTGAGCAGAACACCGGATGATAATGTTTTGTTATGTGTCTTTTGGGATTCTATCCAGTAACTCGTTGGAAATTTTATCAAGTAAAGATTTTATTTGTTTAAGATCTAATGATTTGTCTACTGATGAGACGTCAGATGATAACGCATCCTCAAGAATTTGAACTATCTCTGAGTTCATAGATCGACCGTTTCGTTTAGCCCTTTCCGCAATAGCACTACGCATGCCGTCAGGCATTCTAACCGTAAATCTTTCTATGAAATTTGATTCGTCTTTTTCTGACATTTTCTTATTCGCAAGGCATATGAGCAATAAAAAACACAGTAGCATCATATTGACATTATGAGCAATGGCATCATAATGGTGTCATGACATCATGGTGATGTCATTATGACGGAGATATTGATGATGAGCGATGTTCTTTACAGTGGTCGTAAAAGTCAGAGTTTCCAGCTTCGTTTGCCAGCGCGAATGAAGGAGGAGATCAGACGCGTAGCTGAAATGGATGGAATTTCTATCAACTCTGCGATTGTGCAGCGACTGGCTAAAAGCCTGAGAGAGGAAAGAGCTAATGCCCAGTAAAAATAGTGAAGCCCGGAAGTGCGCGAACACAAACCGGGCCTCTATGTCAGTAACCGTACTCAAGGAAACTAACATGAATATTGTAGCAAAATCAGATTATAACTTCCAAGGATTCACTTTTAACCCTGTAACAGAGGGCGGGTCTATCTGGTTTACCTCCACCGAACTAGCTAAGGCTCTCGGCTATAAAAAAACTGATGCCATCAGCCAAATTTATGCCCGTAATGCTGACGAATTTTCCGACTCAATGTCATTGACCCTCAATATGAAGGTCAACGGAATAAACAATAGCTTACGTAACAAATCGGTCAGAGTTTACTCACTCCGAGGCGCTCACTTGGTGGCGATGTTTGCTTCTACGCCCAAGGCCAAAGAGTTCCGCCGCTGGGTGCTGGATATTTTGGATCGGCAGGCAGAATGCTCACCGATTGCAAAACAGTTTACTGACGAAGAACTGGTTAATCTCTGCTACTTACAATTGTGGATGGAGAAGAGTCAACAAATGTGCAAACACATCTACCCTGGAATGAAGCAAATTGGTTCTGAGCTTTCAGGAAAGATTTACGATATTGCATATGAGACTCGCTACATGTCAGAAGAAACCAAGAAATCGCTTCTTCGTGAAATGAAGAATCTTGATCCCAACAATTTTGTCGTAAAGAACGCTCAGCCAATGCTGGCAAAACTTCGCGGCGAGGAATGGATTCATTGATTGGTGCACAGGACGGCGCAAAAGAAAACCGCCAGTGTGCTGCTGGCGGCCTATGTCACACCCTTACTACCACATAAGGAATGCCTAATGACTTTTAAGAATGTAGCAAACATCGGATCCGTTGTCACGGATAAAACCATTGATAGCCAGTACCTGTTAGAGATGGTCAATCATGCTCGTAGACAGTGCGGGGAAAAAGAAGTTCGCAATAACGACTTTATTGCACGCATTAAGGATGAACTTGAAGGTGAGCACTACGAAATTTTCGTAGTTCAAAAATCAAACAAGACAACTTCTGAAAAAGTTGTTATGTCAATTAAGCAAGCCCTTCGAGTGGCTGCTCGTGAATCTAAAGCTGTTCGCCGCTCACTTGTAGACCAACTTGAAAGTATGCAAGAAGCGCACATTAAAAGCGGTAAATCGTCGAGTGGACTTGTTGAGTATCGCCAGGCGCGAACACTGAAAATGACGGTTGAAGCTGTTACCAATCTGTTCGATCTGATGCCAAATCTTGCGCCTGAGGCAAAGCAGACAGCGGCAGCAAGTATAATCAACCCGCTCGTTGGTTTTAATGCAATACCTCTTCCGGCAATAGAAGAGCATTACTACTCAGCAGGGGAGGTTGCAGAGCAGCTTGGAGTAACGGCCAACAAGATTGGTCGCATTGCTAACGCAAACAACCTCAAAACTGAGCAGTACGGGAAGTTCTTCCTGGATAAATCTGCGCATTCCAGCAAACAGGTGGAAGCATTCCGCTACAATGCGGAAGGTGTTAAAGCACTACAACACCTGATTCATGGGAGTAATGTTGCATAATGGCAAAGAAAAAATATGGCATTATGCCTCCAAGAATCAAAGGAAGAGCCAGGGTAAAAGGCGATGCTGGAAGGTATCACATTCTTGGAGTTCTGTGGCATGAGAGAGCTTTAATTTTAAGTAGACCTCATGGGTACATTGAAAAGGTATCTATAGATAGAGTAGAGATTCTTCCCCTTACACCTGAAGAAGAAGAAACGTACGGACTTTTTGATAACTAACCAACTAAACCCGCTTAATCGCGGGTTTTTTCTTTTCTAAGGATATCAGCCGCAACTTCTTTTACTCGTTCCGAGATTAATGAGGCCAGCCTCTCTTCTTCATCACGATACCCGCTTACAGGTGATGGTTTGGAGAGTGATTCTTCCATCGTAGCCACAATTTCGGAATTGATAGACCTGTTATTCATTTTTGCACGCTGTTTAATCTTGGCGTGCAACTCGTGCGTAAGCCTCAAGTGGAACTGCGCCTCATCGTATTTGCTGTACATCATCAATGCCTCACCAAATGGGTGGAATGGCATCGTAAAACCTACTGTACAAATCAACAATCGTACCATTTCGGTATGTAACAAATACCAACCGTAGCCATGCTGCGGCGATTCCTTGTATCTGGAGCAAATTAAATGACAGACATTACCTACTCAACAGATGGTCAGCAACCATGTTTGCTGCCTTATAAGCTATAGCCGCTTCATCAATGGTGTTGAATCTCCCAAGGGTTATGTTTTTACCTGAGACATTTATCTGAGCTTGCCATTGATTTCTGGCTTGACAGAAAGTTACCCCCTTGATTCCAGCATTGCTATTTCGAGGTCCGACATTTAATGCATTTACGACTCTGCTGACATCCCTAAGGTTTGAGATTGCGTTATTTCTTCTGTTTCTATCAATGTGGTCAATCTCTTGTTTGGGCCATTCGCCATATACATACAGCCAGGCAAGTCTATGTGCAAAATATCTTACGCCATCAATATTAATTGCGTTATATCCATAAGAAATTGTGCCAGCAACTTTCCCAACAGCACCTCTGGCGCTTAATTTCTTTTTCCAAGTGAAAATTCCTGTTTCTTTATTGTAATCGAGAACCTCCATAAGGCGCTCCCGAGTTACTACCTCGTGACGTCTCTTACTCATTATTTTCTCCGGAATGTTTATTATGCCAGAACAATTATACAACGTTGTTGTTTCACAACCAAGTCAGTTATTTACTTTAGCTCGCTCGTTTAAAGCAAATGCCAATGGCAAAATTTATATCGGTAAAATTGACACTGACCCTGTAAATCCTGAAAACCAGATTCAGGTTTATGTGGAGAACGAAGACGGTTCTCACGTTCCTGTTTCGCAACCAATAATCATTAACGCTGCCGGATATCCGGTATATAACGGACAGATTGCCAAATTCGTAACCGTGCAAGGCCATTCTATGGCTGTTTACGATGCTTATGGCACTCAGCAGTTTTATTTTCCAAATGTATTAAAATACGATCCAGATCAGTTTGGCCCAGACTTCAAAGAGCAGTTATCTCAATCAGGAGCATACATTAATGATGATTCAAAAGGTGATGCATTAATTGGGGTAAGGCAGCCATTTACCGGGGCTGCAACTATAACTCAGCATGAAAACAATGCTCTTTTCTTAAATGTAAAACAATTTGGAGCAATTGGGGATGGGAAATATCATCCATTATCTGAGTGGTTTTCTTCAATTTCTGAAGCAAAATCCTTATATCCTTTTGTTGACTCATTATCTCAGTCAATAGACTGGGCCGCGTGGCAAGCTGCCCTTAACACAGGAAAGGTTATTTATGGTACTGATAATGCGTATGTAATAACGGATACGTTAACACCTGTTTCTGGTGGTGGGATAATTTGTCTTGGTGTGGGCAAATGGGTCTCAGGATATACTGCAACATTTGCTCCTGATATTACCACAGGGACCACATTCCTGATGTACGGGGTAGGAAATAAAAAATATACTGTAGATTGTGTTTCTAATATGGATGTTAGTGGTGGTGTGGTTTCTAACCCATCTTCCGAAGACCCGTATACAACAACGGCACCTGCGTCATCATATGATTTATTGGATTTTACTAACGGTGATGCTAATGGGACTACAAGAGCCACGCTTAAACCATTCTCTGCCGCAATATTGATGCCTGAGACAGGATGTGTTCGCCTTGAGAACTTTCGTGTTGTTCCATATTTCAATGGGCTGGATGGTTATAAAGACATTGCAAATACCGGTCTTGGCGATGAGTGGGATGTAGGTATTTGGTCACGTGCGTCTTTTGGCAATGAATACCGCAATTTGCAGGTGGTTGGATACTGGCGCAAGACGGCACTTTTAAAAACGAACATTCCTGTATCTGGCACGCTGGCCGCTCAGGGCGAGGATGAAAACTATTATCACTGTAGATTCCAAGGATTCAAGGGTATTTCGATCCGCGCCCATGATGTATTCCGAATTACAGCGGTAACGTCCAGCACTATCGAAATACCATGGTCAGCAAGCCACACCTTCGAAACGTCCGGGGTTTTAAGATCTGGAGGCAGGAATTTCACTTATTCAGGATTATCCGTATCCGGTGATAAGTTAGTATTTACTGGAGTGTCTAACGCTTCTGAGGCAACAGTAGGTTCTACTATACGGCGAAATGACATAGATAACTTTGGTATGGCGGGAACGCAATTTTTCGATTGCTACATTACCAGCCTGTATCACCACACACATCTGCTTGCCACATCGCAATACCTGTCTCAACCATTCAGCCGACCATCAGAGTGTATGGAGGTTTCAGGGGAACCAGTTCGCGGTGTACAGGTACATGCAGGAACCATTCAGGGATGGGATGATGTTCTTATTCATCTACATGACTGTGGAAATATGAACTTTTACAGTACATATTTCGAAAGCCAGCAAGCATATGTAACTATAAATGGTGGTAATGCTATTGGTTATGGAGCACGTATGATAGCTTCCCGGCAATCAACAAGCTCATTACCATATGCAGCAGGGAATACTCGAGTGCTTAGAATGGTCGGGTGCTCTGAAGGCAATGGCGTTGACTGGGGTCCTGTATTTAACAACTATACAGGAGGAAGATATAATTCCGGAGACGGTGTATTTAACCCCCGCGATGCATTTATAGACCATAAATCTCTTCCTGAGCAGTCAGGAGGTGAGTCAAGACTCGTATCACAAAAAGGAAATGCCAGAGTAGTATGTGGTGTTGGTAAAACTGTACTGCTTGGACCAACGTCAGGAGATTGTAATTTACAGAGTAATACTGGAAGTTTAAATATTAGAAGTGGGATAAGAGTAAGAATCGGTCACGCTGATGGAACAGACTGGTGGTTGGCAGATGCTAATAAAATAGCTCCTGTTGATGATAATGTTAAAGCCATTGGACAGCCATCAAACAGATGCTCTGTTATTTATGCAGGAACCGGGTCAATCAATACATCAGATGAAACTCTTAAAACAAGATATGATATTCTTAATGCAGAGCGTGATGCCGCTATTGAAATAAAGTCAGTCATCTATAAATTTAAATTTAATGACTCAATTAATAACAAAGGAATTGAGTCGTCCAGGTATCATTTTGGCGTTGGCGCTCAAACCGTAGGGGATATTCTTAGAAAGCATGGTTTAAACCCTGAGCAATATGCTTTTTGGTGTTACGATGAATGGCCTGACGTATGGGATGAAGAGGTGATAACTGAAGAGAGCACAGATCCTGATACAGGTGAGAAAATTTATTCTCAATATAAAACAGGAGATATGATTCTTGTAAAAAAAGCAGGAGGACGCTACGGAATTCGTTATGACGAATTGGCTATGTTTATATTAATGGCAATGTAGTTGCAATAAATGCAGTATATCCCGCATAAAAAATGCGGGATTGTTTTTATCTGGTGTATTTATGAATTTTAAGTAAATTTTAGTATTGATTACTGCATCGCAGTTAAAGCCTCATTACCTATGAGGTAAAACTGAGACACACAAGGCTTTGCACTGGATTGCAAGGCTTTGTGCTCTTCTATGCTGGGTGGCTACATGTTTGAAGATCGTTGTGCCGTATTTGTGACATACACATGACAACATCATGCATCAACTTTCTGTTTGTGCCATCAACTATTGCTTGGTGAATGCGGTTAATGCTTGCTAAAACAGATAGTTATGATTGGTGCTACAGATTCGTAATGCGAAGGTCGTAGGTTCGACTCCTATTATCGGCACCATTCTAACGTCTCCCCAAGTCTACTCAAGTATTTAAAAACCTCTTATAATCAGTATATTAATGCCCCTTTTAGTCTTTTGACGTCTATTTAAGTACCCCAAACTCTACAAGCAATTGAGGGGATTTGCTGTTCAGTTTAGTGGAGATACCCCCAAGTGAAACTCAATGCCCGTCAAATAGACACTGCCAAGCCAAAAGAGAAGGCTTACAAGTTGGCTGATGGTGGTGGTCTGTACCTCCTGGTAAAACCTGGTGGAGGAGAATATTGGCGTCTCAAGTATCGTGTAGCTGGTAAAGAGAAGCTGTTAGCACTAGGTGTGTATCCTGAGGTCACCTTAGCTGATGCTCCTGCAAAACTTGAAGAAGCTAAAAGAGGTATCTCTGGGGGAATCGATCTGATGGAAGTGAAGCGAGAGGAAAAGATTGCCCGGGAAACGCAGTTAAACAACACCTTCAAAGATATTGCCCTTGAGTGGCACAGTAACAAATTATAATTACAATAATAGTGTATATAATTATACATTGTATGCTTGGTAATCATATAATGATAAAAGCTTCCGATAATCAGTATGAGATTTGTCCTTAAACTCCTGGACATGCTTTTCTAAATCTTCCAATGGTATATGTCCATTTATACAAATAAAATTCTAGTGATAAATACCTTCAGGTATGATTAGACAACATCTTTATTCGATGGGGGTTAATCTATATTTGATATCTTTCTTTTAAATAACAACGCCATTAAAAACGCTTTGTTTAATGACGTTTTTTTATTGTTTCCTATATAAAGCCTAACCAGCATAAACATTGGTGGCTCTTATGCTCATTGTAATTAAATGAGAGTGTGATTAATGTCTTTATATATTCTGGTAGTTATTCTCTCCAGAAGAATACATTGTAAGAAGATGACTGTTAGTATGTTTTAACATCAATTAACATTAAGGTTTGATAATAATTTTTTGTTGGCGAGTTCAAATGTTTTCATTTCATCATCTGATAGCCCGCTCCAGATTTTCTTTAGCATTACATTTTGAGTGTTTATTAGTTTTTGAGCAAGTGTAACTCCGTCAGGGGTTAAGCAAATACTTTTGCTTCGACGATCGTTTTTATTATTAATTCTTTTGGCAATATTCTTTTTTTCTAATTTGTCTATGATGTGTGTGATGTTTGTTTTGGAGAATTGTAACTCCTTGTAAATATCAGAAGGGGACTGACAATAATCATCAGACATATATAATGAAACTAACACCATAAATGTTGAGGTGTTTATTCTATACTCGCTCAATTCATTTTCTATAATACTCTGGATTTTGTCATTTACTCTAATATATAAGTGTATTAACAGACTCTCCTGAGCCGGGTATGCCGGATTTTTGATTTTTTTGTAGTTTGTTATAGTTTTTAATAAATCTATATTATTCATAATTCCACCACACGGCAAAAGAAAACTCAT